TCTCTGCTGGCGCAGCAGGTGCCAGTTGTTCAGGCTGGCGTGCGAATTGTAAACCAGAATGCCAGGAAAAAACAAAACCCGCCGAAGCGGGTTAAGTGCGGGTGCGTTGAGGATGCCTGACACATCAGAGGTGGCGAGGGATTCTCCCCCGCCTGGTCTCTTACTCCTCAGGTTCGTAAGCTGTGAAGACAGCGACCTCCGTCTGGCCGGTTCGGATTCGTACCTCGCAGAGGTCTTTCCTCGTTACCAGTGCCGTCACTATGACGGTTAAACAGATGACGATCAGGGCGATTAACATCGCCTTTTGCTGCTTCATAGCCTGCTTCTCCTTGACCTTTCGGTCCGTAAGAGGCAATCTATATGTGACGAGCATATAGGGGCCTCACTTCGATTTATAGTCGGGTGGGGCTTTTATCTATCTGCCATTGGTGTTCATGCCCGAGGCAGATAGCCTCAAGCACCCGCAGCAATTCTACTTAACTCTGCCGTTACAGCAAACCGTTTTCGCCCGATATGGGAATTCCCATATCGGAATGAATTCAGTTCACCTGGCGAGGCTTAGCGTACAATTTTTTCCGTTTTGTGAGCTGCCCCTACATGCCGCTGGCGCGGCATCCGGAAAAAGAATCCACGTCCTGAAGGACGTGGAGGATGTCAAGTGCCTTTCCTGGTCCAGCCATATTTTTTGAATGCAGGCGCCGCTTCATCGGTTTGTAGCCATTCTGCAAATCGACGGGTTTCATCATTTGCATCCTGACGTACTGTAATGTTCATATCACGCCATATCACGTAGTCTGGCGCTATTTCCACGACATCACCAATTTCTGGATTACTGCCTGCCCAGTCAGCCCAGGTTATCCAGACATCTGCTCCAGGCTGATTCTCAAGAGCCTTACGTGCAGTTCCGCTATTGGGCGCATATAAAATAATATTTTTTCGGATTGCGGCGACAGTTTCTATATTCCCTTTACGTCCGGCAATATCTTCCCAGACGCCAGTGCCTGATGTATTACTGGTACCACCACCATCATTAACAATTACGCCAATCCCGGGTCTGGTCAGGTCGTCAATACTCCGGATATTTTTAGGATTACCTTTCTTTACCAGTAAAATACTTTTTCGCAGATAAAGAGGCTGAATATCTTTTTCACTGAAGCTGTCTTTATGGTCCCGAATGATAGCCAGAGCAGATTGTTCTGATGCGCCAAACAAGATATCTGCATTTTTTTTGGCATCTTCATTCCATTTGTTCTGTGGACCGTAATGAACGTTCACTATAACACCTGTTTTTTCGGCATAAAGTTTGGCTGCTTCAAGCAAGGCTGTATGCGGGCCACCAGGACCATACAGATTGATATCAGCATAAGCAGCAGAAGACAGGAATATTAAAAAACCTGCCATTATGTTCCTCATAAAAAACTCCTTTTATTGGTTATCATGAAATAAAATTATAAACACTACAAATAATATATATTATATCCAGATAAACTTATCCGACTTTACCTCGTGCATAGCTTGTTATTTAAAGTTAACAAAATAAGGAAAATTATACGCATATTGAAGAGTATAAACCTTACATGTTGATTACATTTTTGTAATCAACATCCTGTTTGGAATAGCCAGCCTTTAATGGATAACTATTTCTGACAATGCAATGAGTATAATCAAGTCCATCTTCCACTGAGAATTAGAGGCGGCATGCTTTTTCCGACTCTTGCCGGATATCCGTAATTGTCCATAATCTGCAGATTTATACCTTCTGCATGACCTGTCAGCGAAAATTTGTCCGGTGTTTCTACGGGAATGACATCAAAAGTTACACGCACTCGCGTTACCGTGTAGACCTACTTTCCTGCACTTGCAAGATCACAGTGGTGTAACCGTAACAGGAATTTATTCTCTGGACCGGCAGTAAATCCCTGAGTGGCGTGGTTCCCATATCAATTTCCCGCCAGGCAGCCTCCATTGCCAGCGTACAGGCTGGAGCCATGACCTGCCCTTTAAATCTGGCCCGACCATCCCACCGGACGTGTTCTTCTCCCCTGAACTTAGGTACAGTCATCTCCAGTGGCACAAAAGTGTCAGCGCCATGATTTTTGACCGTTATCGCGCTACGGATATTTTGTTGACTGGTGAAAATCACCCCGCAGAATCAGGCTTATTCCCTTAACCCGGGATTTCATCCTGACCGCCGCCTCACTACGACCAATCAGACTGCCGATGCATTTTACCTTCATTGTTAGTATCATGATTTCAGGCCTGCACCATCCGCTCATTGCCCGGACTTCCGACAAATCCCGGCAACCATATCCCGGTGCTTGTTCAACTCCCGCAGCGCGGCGCAGACTCGCTCCCACTTCTGGACATGATTCTTCGCCCTACGCAGTTCGCGATTTGCCATATGCAGCGATGGCAAAATCAAATCATCTTCTCGCGTTGCAGTAAACGATGGCAGCGACTGCACAATGTCCGCCACAGTTTCTGTTTTAATATCTTCCTGTGTTGCATCTTTCTGTACCGGTAACGCAACACCGGCTGGCTGAGGAAAGGCTTTACCATCGGTTTCCGTTACCGATACGGCTTTCGGCTTTGCTGGTAAATTATCGTCCGGCATGCAGTAACGGAATTTACCGTTCTGATTTACGCGAATCAGACGCCCTTTGCTGATTGCCATTGCCAGCGTTGAAGCTACTTTGCGTGATGTGGTACCGAACAACGTAGCCAGTTCATCCGCCGTTTGTGGTCCGCGTTGTTCAATCGTCGCGGTTAAATCGCACTCTGAGATTTTCGCTACTGTTGCTGTGGTGGTTTCTTCCGGCAGCTCTGCCTGCGCTGGCTGTTCCTGCTGAACGTTGTTATCAGCCACACGCCAGGTGTACGCGCTTTTATCAACAAAACCAGCCTTTTTCAGTTCCCATAGTTCGTTAAGCACTTCTTCACGACTGACATCAAGTCGCGCCGCAAGTTCTATGGATGTGGCTTTTCCCATTGCTTTCAGTGCGTCAAAAACAGTCTCCATTAAATTTTTTTCCTGGTAAAAATTACTTTGTGATTCCTGGCTGGACGACATTCGGGCGCCAGCTTTCCCAGTTAAAACTCACCCAGCGTCCGCCGTTCATGGTCATGCGATCCATAATCCGCTCACCGAGCAATGTTTTCATGGCCTCATAGTTCAGGTTTGTCAGCATTCCCACGCTACGCATCGACGCTGTCCGTCGATCAATAATCTGGTGCAGTACTACCTGCTCGTTTTTCGTCTCGCGCTGAATGCCAATTTCATCAAGAACCAGCAGATCCACTTCGCACAGTTCCCGCAATAATTTTTCGCCTGACTGCCCGTCGTCATAGCTGGCATGCAGGGCACTCATAACATCAGCCACGGTAACCACAATCACTGCCTGACCGTCTTTCAGCAGGCGATTTCCGATAGCTGCCGCTAAATGGTTCTTCCCGGTACCAGGTTTTCCGCTGAACGCAAAATTTGTACACCCGGTCATCAGTTCATCGGCGATGGATTTCGCCTGGCTTAACGCGTATCGCTGGCCGTCGTTCTGCACCTGGTAATTTGCAAACGAGCATTTACGATGCAACGGCTGGATGCCTGAGCGATTCAGAATTTTTTCCACCCGCAACTGACGATTCAGGCGGTTGATCTCCTCGCTACGTTTTCGCCCTTCTGCAAGCTGCCACTCTCGCCACTCGTCCACTGTCCGGCACGGCGCGGTTACATGCTGCGGAGTCAGCTTACGGATACGTTCAAGAACACCGCCTGTCGCAATATTTTTCACAGTTCGTTACCCCCTAAACCCCGGCGGAATTTCGGTGTCTGGTTCAGAAATATGATTCACACAACGCTGTACAGGTGAACGCCCCAGGCGGATGACCAGTTCGTCCCATTTTTCGCGGAGCTTTGACGGGCTCATGATGTTTTTTACCCAGAATGGATCCCGCTGTACCCGCCCAAACATTTCGCAAATTTGTCTGTGAGTTCTGCCATCCAGCATCCGCATTGTGCGCACATCATTGGCCCATGCGGTCCAGTTTGGTTCTTTCGGTCGCGAGATCTCGCCATCATCGCTGGCAGCCTGCTCGTAAAGACTCACAATTCGTCCCCAGATCCACTGTGCGCACGCCAAATCTTCCTGACTTCCCCACTGGCGTTTTTTCGCACTGAACACAACCGCGTCAGGGTGTCGGGTTAAAAAATCCTGTTCAGCCGTCTGCGGGTCCGGTTGCGAAGCTTCCGGACGAGAAGTGTTTTTATTCTCTGTAGTAATCTCTGTTGTATTCTCTGTAAGATCATCAGGCCATTTTGACCCGATGACATTGGGTCGTTTTGAACCAATGGAGCGTGCCATTTTGACCTCTTCCATCGTGTCATTTTGACCTGATGGAGCGGTGCATTTTGACCTGATGGATTCGCTCACTTTGCCACCATCTAAAAGCTCACTCTCGTAATTAATCGTGTAAAAATTAGTCATATCACGCTTTGATTTGTTGAGCTTTTCACAACGCAAAAGCCCCAGCGTTTTCAGACTTGCAAATGCGCGTTTTAACGTTGACTCTGACCAGAACGGGAACTGTTCCAGCCATTGTTCTGTTGTGTTATAAATCCAGCGAACACCATCACATTCCATGCCGGAACCGGTATCTCTCAACCAGTAATGCAGCTGCTGCAACACGATGGCTTCGTTCAGACCAATTTTCATCGCCAGCTGCGTGTTTATAACCAGCGGGCGTTCAGCAAAAAGGAGCTTCATCCCCTCCCCCAGAACACGTTATCAATGCGCCACCACGGCATTTCCCGCCGGACCACCACGATTCATCTGATTGAAACCAGCAATTACCACCGCGACAAGTTCATCAGCGTCTCTCACCAGTCGTTCATGCGTATCCACCAGTTCCCGAAAATAATCGGAACTGTGGCTGCGCATCCAGGCCACCAGCGGAGGTGGCATTGCCTTTTCGATCGCTGGTAACAAAGCCTGAATTTTTTTAACCGCATCAGGGGTGTCTTTCTCCACCCAGCGGAAAATTTTCTGAGTATTGCGAGCCAGGGCTTCCGGATGGCTGTCGTCATACAGTTCCGGGAATGTCATACCCAGCTCAAAATAAGCCCGGGTTATTTCAGCTGCCGGAACTTTTTCACCGTCCGGACGCGCCCAGGCATTCATCGCCATGCGGATGTGTTCATGCTTGATTTTCATGAATCATTTGCCTCTTGATGCTTCGGGTATGATCGTTTTTGTCATTTGGTTGCTTCATCGACATATTCTGCGAATAACATGACGAACGTCGTAAGTATGACCAGTCAACATCAGGACGAAGTTCTTCACACAGGACTCCACCTTTTGTTGCTCGTTCAATCGCTGGACATCTCTCGGCAGGCAACCGACGTACACCTTTGATCCATTGATTTACGCTTGGAGGCGATACCCCTAAAAGTCTGGCCATTGCTGATTGCCCACCAACAACAGCACAAGCTCGTTTGAATGAATAGTTCTCTTTTTTCATCGAATGAACTCCAAAAAACACACAATGATATTAGGCGACGCCTAATATCATTGTCAATAGGCTATGCCTAACAACCAAGAGGTAGGGATTGCCTAATGCAATGCACATAGGAGACTATTAAGCAATGCTTAGTGGTAAAGACTTAGGCCGAGCGATAGAGCAGGCCATTAATAAAAAAATTGCATCAGGAGCCGTCAAATCAAAGGCGGAGATCGCACGCCATTTCAAAGTCCAACCACCATCAATCCATGACTGGATTAAGAAAGGTTCGATAAGTAAAGATAAACTTCCAGAACTATGGCGTTTCTTTTCTGATGTGGTTGGTCCAGAGCATTGGGGGCTTAACGAATACCCCATACCAACCCCTTCCTGCTCAGATTCAAAAAGAGAACTTTTAGACATAAACAGCCTTTATCAAGCCGCTTCTGATGAAAAAAGAGCAATTGTAGCCTTCCTCTTATCTGGAAATGCTGCGGAGCCTGGTTGGGTTGATTATGACGTTCGCGCCTACATTACTGCAATGGAAATGAAGGTAAGTAACTATCTGAAAAATCAAGAATCAGAACGGAAAAGCCAGAACATCACCAAAACGGGAACTTAAACTTATATGGTCCGACGGGAAGCACCTAGATCCCGTTATTTAGCTCCCATTACCTCTTCCACATACCATCGCCTATTAGGTTGTGCGCAAAAAGCATTAGGCATAGCCTATTGACAAGTAATTAGGCATTACCTATAGTTTTCTCATACCAACCCACCCCGCCCCACAGAATGCAGGGCAATACTTCGAGTTACCCGGCAGTGGTCAGGGGTTAAGTAGCC